TCCTGCTTACCACGCTCTACTGGAGGAACCTCATGATTCGTACGCGAAAATCCGGGGGCATCAGCTTGGCTCAGGTTGTTGTCCAGGATTACACGGTGGCGCTTGCGCCAACGGGTAATCCACGGCTACACCTGGGCCCGGCTGGAGCTCAAGGAGAACTCCGTACGATTTCTGATCAGTCGATTCCCCGCTTCAAAGAGCGGCAGTCGGAAGGTCAGGTTTTCATGAATCCCGTCACAATGACACGAACACGAATCAGTTCACGTCCCGTGAATTGGTTCTTCGGCCCTCATGAGGGCTGGGGTGCTCGTGCTGTTGTTGGGGATACGGTGGCTGAATTCCTTCCAAATTGGAACAGGCCTTCGTGGTTTGAGTCTAGAGTAACCGACGCGAAATCGAGGACCATGATCTCCGCATACTCACGTATGCGTAGTTCGGAAGCCCAAGGTTTGGTGTCGGTAGCGGAGTTTGCAAAAACTGTGCGTATGCTCAAAGACCCTTTCAACCACGCTCAGACGCTTCTAAAGAAGATTGTCCGTGCGAGGAAGACTTGGCAGCAGAGAGGCAAGTCACTCGTAGACGCAGCCGCCGCTGCCTGGCTTGAATACAGGCTGGGGTGGAAACCCCTCTTGTATGAATTGCAAGGCATCGGTGATGCGTATACTAAAGTGTACAACGCCTCAAAACCTGCACGAGCAGTAGCCCGTGGTGGTGAAGAGATCGTCTATAAAGGCGAAGAACTTCACACCATCGTCCCTAGTGGGGTCTGTTTAATGCAGATCCGAAGGAACTCCGTCCACAAGACGAAGGTTTCATCCGGTGTGCTCTACGAGGTTTTTGAGACCAAGAACGAGCAGCTCAACCGCATGCTAGGTCTTGACCTAGGCGCGGTGCCGGCGGCACTGTGGGAAATTGTTCCTTTCTCGTTTGTCGTTGATCGCTTCCTAAGCGTGGGGTCGTGGCTTGAAGCCGCTGTCCCACGTCCTAGTCTGCGGGTTTTAGGTAACTGGACAACCACCGTTGATGGTCAAATCGATGACTACACTTGCATCGATGCCTACACGGGGTTTGATCTTAATAACCTAACTCACCAGTCTGGCGGCTCGTGCACCGTTGAAAGACGGAACATGGATCGCGTTTGCAATCTCGACTTTCCCCTCCCACCCATCCCAATGAGTAATCCTCGGGATGTTACCTTCAACCAAACCGTCGACCACTTGGCTTTGCTAATGCAAGCCTTCAGTGGCGTCGGATTCACTCGAAAGTGAAATATGGGCCTGA